GCTTTATATTGTGAGGCCAAATTATCTGAAGCTGCACCCGTAGTGCCAGAATAATATTCTATTGCTCGTACCCTTGCGGAACCAATATGAGTTCCTGAAGTCGAGCCCCTAGTTGATGTTAACGTGTCATATAATTGTACTTCTTTATAAGCAACTAATTCCCCCGACACAAAATCAATATCAGGAGTACCATAAACTTTAGTAATTAATGCATAGTTGCCCATTAACCAAGGAGATACACCAGCATTTACGTTTTCAATAGCTCTTGCTTTATTAATGTCTTTATATGTTGAAGAAATTTTTTCAATTTCATATCCTTTAACATACGCCTTCCCCGGTGATATTTTCAATGCTAAAAGACTAGAAGAAGCTATTCCATAATCATCTGTTTCTTCATCCGCTGTAAAAACTCCCTCATTTTCATTTACAGTTACACTTTCTTTCATTTCAAATTGAAATGGACGAGTAGTATAATCCCCCGATTCATCATGTGTTCTACGAGCAAAAGTATCTTCAATTGCACCAAATTCTGATTTTCTTACTTTAGTTTGTACAACTCCTTTTTTAACTCTCATCAATTCTACAAAATCTGCATCAGAAGTTGAAGATTCTTCTAATTTAGCAAGTGCAACTGAAATTTTTAATCTATGAGCACCTTTTGCTGCATAATTAGAAGTACCTGTTGAATTATCTGGAAGAGTAGAATCTGATTCAGGAGTTACAATAGTTTCTGTAATAGTTAAACCTACTCTCCCGGTAAAGTGTCTTGTATATTTCTCAAGAACAAGAGTTTCCTCAGAAACCTCTATAAAACTACCTCGTATATAATATACTCCTTCTGAAATTTTTGCAGCACACCCCTTAACAGAAGCTAGTGTGCTATAAGTTGTTGCAGAAGCAATATCAGTTGAATAACTTGAAGTATGAGTAATTCCTACATTTGCTTTGATATTTTCTGAATTTTGAAAGATTACACTAACATTATCTGTTCCCCCACCCACATATTGAAGAAAGAGAACAGGTTGTTCTGTTGCTGTTGCAACAGCATATCCTACAACTTGTGCTTGTACACCACTTGTCACACCTGTAATTGTTACAGGAGTATCAGCATTATAATATGTTGATGGGTCAATATCTTCTCCACTAAACTGTGTTGCTAATTTTAAAGAGAAGTAAGCATTTAAATAACTTATTTGGCCAGGGATAACCATAGCACCTTCTTTAAAAAGATGTTTAGAAGACTGTTCCTGTTGATTTTTTAAAATAGATTGTAATGTTGTTAATTCACGAGCTTGTACAGCATATCCCGGCCGGAACAAAACTTCATGAAAGTTTTTCGACTTATCAAAATCATCATAATACGGTGCAACATTTAGATTTTTTTTCTGAGGCATATTAAAATTCCACTATAAGTTTGATATCTTCCGTTTGGTCAGAAGCTCTACTAATAGGTTTCCTATTTTCTATATAAACAATATTTCCACTATTCTGTGCTAGTTCTGGAGTTGCATATCCATCTGTAAAAGTAATAGTTGCTCCACCAGCAAGAGTTACTGATGCATCTGCTGATGCATCTGGTGTTCCTGTTGCTGCAGAAGTTGCTCCTGTAACTTGATTTGCAGCACTAAAAGCAATCAATGCTCCTGATGCTGTCACTGTTCCATAATCTCCATATTGTTCTTGTGTATAATAAAGTATAGTATTTGTTGAGTCCCATTCTACAACCTTACCAATTGCTCCTGTAGATGCTTGTGATATTTTTTCATCGGGGTCAAAGGTTCCAGTAACAGAAGTTAATTTAAGGGCAGATGTTTGTCGTCTTGTTGAAGCAGATGCTACAGTAGTTGTCCCATAATTATATGGGTCTACTAATAGTCCAACCCTACGAAAATCGTTTGCAGTTGTAAAATCGTCACCCTCTGCTTGTGTTAGTGTAGTGTTTATCATCACATAATGACCACCCAATTCTGTTACAGCATTATAACCATGACCACTTTTTGGTGAAATAATAACATTAATTGCACCACCAGAACCACCTACTGCTGAAGCACTACTAAGAGATGTATCTGAGAATGTATATCCAGATGCAAGATTAACTGTGCCGTATGTGTATCCTGTTCCAGCAGCATGTAATGTTGTATCGGTTCCAGCAGTTAATCCAAATGAAACAATACCCCCACTTGAAATTGTAATACGAACAATAGCACCACTAGATGTACCAGCACTTGTGCCGTCACCATAAACTGCTGCATAGTAAGTTCCGTCTGTATATCCAGAACCCGCAGTAATTGACAATGAATCAATTGCTCCATCTGATGCAGCTGCACTTACAGTAGTGTCTGTTGATACAGGCATAAAATCTGTAGTTAAAAATTTTTCTACTTCTGAACTTGTAAGAGAATACATGTATTGTAAAACATATCCACCCAATGCGAAAGGTGCAGAAGAAGTAGACGTTGGTTCTGAACCAGAATATGCAGTTCCTGCATTATTATCTAAAACTTTATATACACGATAGTCAGAAGTCATAAAATAAAATGTGGAAGTATATAAACTTGTTGCACCAGAAGTAGAAGTACTAGATGCACTGACATCATGTTTATACATATCGTAGGTTGTACTATTTGCCCAATTTCTTCGAGCAATACTATAAGTTATATCACTGGTGGCAATCTTTTTGGCAGCAAGCATATCGTCCCAATAATAAAACTCATCTCCAACCGAATCTGCTGGTGTTGGAGGAGCTGCATCTGTTCCCCCCGTAGTACCTGATGTAAATGGTGTTGCTTTACCTACAAAGAGGTAATAAGTATTTGCAGACGCTTCACTAAACGACTCATAGAATTGAGTTGCATTGTGAGCCCTGAATTTTTCTGTTATAATAGCTGCCATATTTTGAGCTCCTTAATTGTATTTATGCACCAGCACAATGACAAGTCTTTAAAGTTGTTCCACTGGAATTTTTAATTAACAAGGTAGATAGTGTTTTTAATTCTGCTGAACCAACACAGTCATTGGCCAAATGTTCTTCATCAATAGAATCAGCAGCATAGTGTTCGCTGTCAATAGCATCATTAGCAATCTTTGCACCATTTACACAATCTGCTGCCAAGTGTTCGTTGTCAATACTAGCAGCAGCATAATGTTCTGAATTAATAGCATCATCTGCTATATGTTCGTTATCAATACTACCAGCAGCATAGTGTTCACTATTTATTACATCATCAGCAATCTTTGCAGCTGTCACACAATCTGCACCTAAAGCTGTAGTATCGACTGTACCTGGCGCATAGTGTTCTGTATCTATTGAATCAGCAGCATAGTGTTCGCTGTCAATAGCATCATCAGCAATCTTAGTACCGTCTATGATGTCAGCAGCAAGATGTGCCCTATCAATTGAACCATCAACATAGTGATCACTATCTACTGAATTATCTGCTAATATGGTAGAATTAACTGTTCCTGTATCTCCTGTAGTAATCACTGTACCTGTTACATTTGGAAGAGTGATTGTTCTGTCGGCTGTTGGGTCTGTTACAGAAAGGGTTGTTTCATATGCATCAGCAGTTGCACCTTCAAATATAACAGAAGCACCTACTTCTATATTACTTGAAACAATTAAAGCTCCTGTAAGAGTACCACCAGCTGAAGATGTTGCAAATCTTGCACTATTATCATGATAAAGGGTAACAGCACCATCATCCACAAATGTTGCCATTGTTTCACTAGTACCAAGAATATCAACTTGACTACCTTGAATTTTTAAATTACCAGTGCCACCATCTGTTATATAACTATGAGAAGCATCGTGATAAATCTCTAGATCACCACCTGTGCCGAACTTTGCTTTTGCGTTATCTGTAAACTCTAAAGCATTATCTGACTTATCCCAAAGTACATTATAAGAAGCACCGACAAAAGTAATATCTGTGGCATCAGCAGTAATACCAGTACAAAGAGTTGTTCCTGTTCCTAATAGAGTATAAATTTCAACAAAATTATCATTAACTTTATCTCCACCAACTCTTAGAGTATCACCTGTTCCATCATCTGCAACTGTACCCAATCCAATTGATTGATAACTCATACTTGCTCCTATTTAACTATTATTTATAATACATTTACCCATCACCATAACTCCTATCCCATGTTAATTGACCACTACTAAAGAAACCACCTTTTTCAGCATCAAATGTTTCGGGTTGGTCAGCAACAAATACAGGATAGCTACCAGAAAGGCTATTCCAAGTTCCTCTTTCATATTCCAAATATTCACCAGCATTAGTGCTGCTACCGTCTGTTCCATTAAGTAAAGCAAATCCCCCTTCTGGTGTTTCGGGATGTAATGAAAATAGTCCCTTCTCTGATAATATGTTATCATTTTCATCTGTTCCGGCAGAAGTAGTACCATCTAAAACTATATCACTGCCAGCATTAGCTGAAGCGCCATTTGTACCATCTAATACCATGTTATATAAACTTGTTTCATCCTGCCATGCAATTCTTCCTCTTGTGTGAATATGTATTTTTGAGGGTCTTACAAAAGATGGCCATCTTGATTTCGTCTTATTTAAATAAGGTATCGTTCCTTCATCGGCACCATCTTCCAACTCAATACCTTGATGTTCCATAAGAAGAATACTTCCCCTATGACCTTCAGCTTGAACCCCTTCGGGGTCAGCAGAAATATTTCGGTTCCCTTGCCAACCGAAACCATCCTTATTTCGTTCTCCCTCATGTTGTACACCAGTTCTATCTTCTAATAAAACATGTTCATTATTTTTTCGTTCAGTTGCTCTATCATCAGCTGATGCTCTTTCTTCTAATAGATAAGCTCCTGGCTCCTCACTATCTTCTGTAAGAATACCAATATCATTTCTATTTCCATTCTTCAAAGTTTCATTTGCTGTATTCTCATCCAAGAGAATTATAGAAGGTCGCATTATGTCTCCAACCTTAACATTTGAAAATGGTATTCCTTCTGTAGTAATTCTTCGATTAGAATAACCTGGCGTTCCTGCTTCATAGTTAAGATAACATGTCTCTGATAATATGTTTTCATTTGCATCTGTTCCGGCAGAAGTAGTACCATCTAAAACTATAGCACTACCAGCATTAGCTGAAGCGCCGTTTGTACCATCTAATACCATATGTCTGTTTCCAGATTCCGTTGCAAGGTCAAAACTATCTTCATATACAAGGTCATTAAAAGAAAGGCCATAGTCTATATTATGATTGGAAGCATCCTCCAACTTCAATAATTCTCCTTGGTGAGCCAAGGTATCTTGAGCATGTTCAACTGCTACAGCATTCAAAAGTATTCTAGACCTTTGAGTTGTTGGTCCAGCTTCTCTAGTTCCATCCTCCATTTCAATACCACCAAACTCAGAAATATTTGCATCTCGTCCACCAGCAAAGAATTTTAATCCAGTATCAAAAGAAGGAGCAACAGAAGGTAATTGTAAACTTACATTAGCATGACCTAATAAAGAAACCTCTTTTCTCTCATCTCCTGTAGAATATGATGCCTGTGACATAATACGTCCGGCAATTTTATCTTCATATACCATCTTCTCATTCTGTTCTCCAATTATTGAAGAACCAGCATCAGAAGAACCATCTGTACTGTCAAGAAGTAATTTAGAACCGGCATCGACCTGATCGGGTTCCCCGTCTTTGGTACGACCATTTGTGCCATTCAAAAGGAATGCAATATCTTCCATTAAAAGTTGTTGGGTTAAAGAACCCGGCTCATAATCTGGTATAGGCACTTCTAATCTACGTTGAACATTATTAGTGAAAATAGTTTCAAGTATAGAAGCAAGTTCTGGGGTAAATGTTGTGGTGTCAGCAGTAAATCCAGATATAAGACCAGCTGTTGGAATTTGTAAAGCAGCAGATATTAAAGTTGCTAAAGTAACCTTACCAAAAGGAAGAAAACCAGCTGGATGTATCGTTCCTTTTAATTCATTTATATATAAACTTGTAGACTGTCCAATCTTTATCTCATATGAAAAATCTTGATAATAAATAGAATCTTGTAGTCGGACTGTAAACTCACTAATTTGATGATCTGTATTTGTAAAGTAGCCAGGCAATACTGATGTTACACCAGAACTTAAAGAAACTTTACCAATATCCGATTTAACAATTGTACCAGAAGCTCCACTTGTTGAAAGTGTTTCTCCCACAAAAGAAGGCAATACTGTTTCGGTTGTTACAGAAGAACCAGCATTATGTCCTGAACTATTCGTACCATTTAAATCAATTGCATCTGTAACATATATTTCATCTTCAAAAATAAGTCTGTCTTGGTTTGTGGTAACAAATTCTTCATTAATAATATAATATAGATAAGCTTCATTTTGAACATAACTTCCATCTTCATTTAAAACAAATCCTTCTTCTTCAACCTCATCAATAATATCATTATTAATTTGTAGAAGGTCACTTCCAGTTTCAGAAAGAATTCTTCCAGTTTGTCCTGTACCATTTTCTAAAGAAAAATATCCTTCTTCTTCTAAAACACTATTTAAAGTAAATCGTTCATCAAGATATACACCATCAAATATGCCATCATCTTCTAATCTCATAAATTCATTAATAGTACCACTTGTTTCTTGTTCTATTCTTTCAGAATCGGTGATAGTGCAACGTAAAGTTTTACTGGTTGTATCAAATGTAATAACAGAACCAGTGTGTGTTGTAAAAGAATTACCAAGAACATATGCACCAGTTACATCTTTTAATATAAAAATTGCTTCACAAGTTGTTTTTGGAGCAGCAGAATAATTAAATCCACCATCATTAATTTTTACAGAAAGAATTTTTCCAATGTCAGAAGTAAGTGCTGTTATATCTGCTCCAGTTCCTTCACTACTTGTTACAGAAATTGTTGGAAGCTTAGATAGTCCTCCTCCATTTTTTGTAACAAGAGCTCTGGTAATAGTACCAATATCAACTCCAGCAAGAGTTTTTTCCTCTAGAATAATCTGGTCATTATCAGTTCCGTAGTAATCAGAAGCTTCAACTTCATCTATTATTAAATAATCTCCAGCATCTGAACCATCCGTGGCTGTTCTTTCTAAAAGGATAGTTCCCCCTGCGTCTGTTCCAATACTGTCCGTACCATTTAAAGAACCAAATAAAGGAACAATACCAAAAACTGAACTTGGTTCTAATATTAAATAGTCATCATCACCAACAGTATCTTCTAAAAGGAAACTACCTCCAACTACACTAACAACTCCAGCGGGTAAATCTATATCGGTTTCTGTACTAGCAAAAGTTAATACATCTCCTGTCCGATAATTATCTCCTCCCGAATCAATAGCCACACCATCAACAGAACCTTCTAAAACATCTTCTACTTCTATATCAGCATAACCATTGCCACCATCATCTGTGGCAACACTAATATTCTGTCCCTTCTCATATAATATTCCCCCATTTGTAACAGTAGCACTTGTAATAAAATTACCAACAGTAAATTTCATAGTAACATCTAAAGTATTAGAAGCACATGTAACTATTTCATCAACAACAAAAGTTCCTTTGATTTGTTTTGTATCTAATTTAAATTCAGTTACCGCAATAGCTCCCTGCGCAAAAATAGTTGCATCTACAACAACTGCTGTAGCTCCAGAAATTTGACCAGTGATTGTTTGGCCGGTAACATCTAAACCATCAGAACCAGTTACGGCTACAGTCCTCATAACTGTTGGAGAAGTCCATTCTGCAGCAGAAGGTTTCAACATAAATTTATTTGGGTATGATATATCTGCTTCTTCATCAAAAAGAAGTCTCATAAAAAGTTTATGTCCTTCTGAGGTTCCTTTTGCAGCATAAAGGTCTTTAATATTTTTTATCAAATCTCTTTTTGATGTACCACTTGCCATAGTCTTAGGAACAACATGAACAAACTGTTCTAACATTTGGTCTAGAAAAGCATCTGTGGTATTATCTGTATTTGCGTAATCCATTAATTGTTGAATATTTTGTACAGGATTTCCACGATACTTTGTAATTATTCCTGTCGCAGAAGAAGTTCCACCAGTGACCGTTTCTCCAACTATAAATTTTTGTTGTGAAGAAATAAAAAGTTTTTTGTTTTCTGTTAAATCATCTATAAGGACTGTAGCAGTAGCGTTGGACGTACCACCTGTAATTGTTTCACCAACAGTAAATTTACCGAGAGTTCCTGCTCCTGTTTCTGTTACTATTTTTTTGGAGCTTTCATCTAGAATATAATTTGAAGAAGTGGTTTCTTGAGCAATATAATCTATTGTTGTAGTAAGATTTAATTCTGCAGCTTCTAAAAATTTATAATAGTCTCGTACAAAACTTACAAACTTAGAATGATCTGCCTGCACAAAATCAGGCATTTGGCCATCAATAAGTGGAGATATTTTTGCAGTCAAAACAGAATTAAAGGGTGCCATTGTTTAATAAGCCTTAATGTCTGGTAAATTCGATGGAGTTATATAGTTTGCAGCCCCTCCTGTATTGCCAATTGCAATGGTATCCACCGTACCCGTCACAGTAGAATTTACAGTATCTATTTCCAATAGTTGATTTCTTACAGGAGTAATGTCTTTTGAATTAGGAATTACAGTTATTCTAAATTTATCAGAAGCAGCATCATCTACAAGTGATACTGTTATAATTGTAATAGGACTAATAACAATATGCCCAGTATCATAATCAATAGTTCCTGCTACATTATCAACATATGTTCTTGTTGAACCAGTATAATAATAACGTCTTATATTTCCAGCACCATCGTCATCAAAATAATTTATATTTGTAGTATCTCCAGATACCAAAAATCCTGTTGATGCTACAATGCCCCCAGAACTGGCATTATGACCAGAGTGTGGATTAAAAAATTTATTATTAAAATACACATTATAAGAAGTAGAAACATTTAAAGTTGGTGTTACATATTTTGCCAGAGTAACATTAATAGAACTATTTAAAATAGCATTATCCTTAGTGTCTACTAATCTGGTTAATTCAGAATGTCTAAATGGTTTATTAAAGTCGGTTAATTTATTCGTATTGTAATCTGTTAATACGGTTCTTACATCACTCTCTAATGTACCACCTGTCAAAGTAGTAATATTGGAATTATATTTAAACGTAGTTTGTAAAATAAGATATGTTACTTCGGGGTCTACAATAACAGGTGTTATTGAAGCGACATTAAATTTTTTCAAATCACTTATCAAATTGTTTTTTTGTGCAGAGGTCATATTATTTCCACTAATAGTTCTAACTGAAATAAAGACCTTACCATATTGAGGAGTACTAATTACCCCCAAAGTAGGATCAAAAGAACCATCCTCTCCACCAAAAACTTGTACAGTTTTTGCTAGAGTAAAAAGCTTACTTGTATAAACTTTGTAATCATCTGTAGTAACACAACGTCCTTGAGAAGCGTAATCTAATGGAGCTTTAAGTTTAATAGAATTTATTGTTTCTCTTTCTCCTCCTCCTATAGCACTTGCAACGGTTGTAACAACAACAACACTATTTCCTGCAATAGCACCAGCAGAACTAAAAGAACTTGCCCCATTCGCTACATCCTGATTAGTAACAACATAAGACAATAATACAATATTTCCATCACTCAAAGATTTACTAACTACACCATCTCCGAAATACACTTCAAATTTTCCTGCTTCTATTTCCTGTAAAAAATATACAGAACTAGAATCTGTAAGTTGTGTGATATCCGTTGCCTTCGTATAAGTTGTTGTAGAAGTATCACTAGAAGAGGTTTGAACTTTTACAAGTAAAGTGTCCGTATCTACTCTACTGTCTGGAATAACAAAGCGTTGGTTTACATTAGAAGTTGCAACTGTATAACGAGTCGTTATATAAGTTCCTTCATATATTTTTACATTATTAAAAACAACATCATTACCAGATTTAGGTGCGGTATATTCTTCTGTATTTAGAAAGCTATATTCTACACTATCTACCGTTGTGGTAAAACGAGTAGCAATAGGAAGAGTTGCAGTTGATGTGGTATGTGAGTCTAGAGTTACATTTACAGTAGCATAAGGAGCTTTAACCGAACCCACTTCATATCCTAATGTTTTTGCATGAGAAACTACACTAGACCGTAAAGAAGAACTGTCAAGGAACATTTCATTTGCAGCCATGTTAGCATTAAATGCTAAATAATGAGTATTGTATGCAAGTACGTCTAAAAGAATATTTATACCAGAACCCTCAAAATCATAATCAGCAAATTCAGATTGTCCTTGAAGAAAAGTTTTCAAATTTGTTTTAATGTTATCAAAATCTAATTCTGAAATATCTAATCGTTTTTCGTTTTGGGCCATTATCGTAATCTCTCTAACAGTATATCTACTGTTTGTATTTCTGAAGGTACATTGACAATATAAAATTCAATATTTAATTTATATGAATTATTGTCTAAATCTGGTGTTGCAATCACCCCTACTAAATTCGCCCGAGGTTCATAATTATTAATAACATCTTCTACTTTTTTTGCAATAAGAATAGCAGTTATAGGAGTCATATTTTCAAACAACATTTCTCGTATACCAGAACCAATTTCAGGATGAAAGGGTTTCTCATAATGATTCATTAATACAAGATTACGAACAGCCCTTTTTACGGCTAACACATCAGTCAAATTGTTTACATCAGATGTAGAAGTTTTTCTTGTAAAGAAAAGGTCTAAATCCGAATATTGGTGTGCATTACGAGAAGAAGTATTTTTACTCGTTGCATCTCTATATGCCGTTAAAGCCATTACTACTCCTTTTGTAGTTATTTATAATACTTACCCTCAGTTTTCTCTTACATAGGATTTTTCGGAGGAGCACTTTTTATAGGAACATTTGTTGTATCCTTTGATCCTTCTGGTTCTTTTACTGGTGTTTTCATTGCATTAACTAGGCCCGTTGCCTGTTTTTGAATCCAATCAGACATGCTCGAAGCTTCACGTTTAAAGTCTTCAATAGCACTTGTACCACTGGGCCCGGTTTCTTTGTCGAAATCCTTTGATTCTATAGCCTTTGAAGAAATCCATTTCCACTTTTCAATTATATAATTACGACCACTTTTCATTTCATTGACTACATGTTTAAAAGTATTGGCCACTGGTCCACGATCAGGATGCGAGAGTGTCACCTCAGGGCCCTCACCCTCTGGCCATACAAGCATCTTGTTAGAATCATCGGAGACTAAATTATGAGGATACCCTTTCTTAGCAGATTTAATTGCAACAGCCTCTCCTAGAGAGTTTATTTTTTCCATAAAGTCACGTTGGATTCCATTTATATAGTTCATAAAATCATTTTGTTTGTCATTTTTAGAATCATCATCTATAGCAGGAGAAGTTCCTGTTCCCTTCAAATTTAATAAATCGGAAATCGAATTATTAATTCTCTGAATCGCAGGAGGAGTAGGTACTGTACTATTTTTTATTTTTGAATCAATCTTTTTTAATTCATTTCTAGTCTCAGGAGTTACCGTCCCACCATTCCTATCAACGGTAAAATTTATTAATTCTTTTGCAGTTTTAATTGCTGAAATAGCAACATTTTGTCTTTCTATCAATGGTTTATTTGCAGTCAACAAAACAAGTGATGCAGTTTTAATAACGGACTTCAATTCCTTTGTTGGTGATTTATCTGGCATTAATGAATTTACAGCTTTTTCCACCGCATCAGCTGCTTGCCCACCAGAAGGTAATTGTAAATTAGGAACAATGTTACATAAATCTTTACCCAACAATGAAGCAGCTACAGAAGCTATAACAAGTGCATCTAAATCTTTTCCTTTCTTTTCCAAAATGGGCCCAAATTGTGATTTCAGTTGTGCAAGTTTTGAAGTAAATTCTACTAAGCCTTTGATAGTTGTTTTGTCTATACCTATTAAAGCAGCCATTTCTGCTTGAAGTGGAACAGAAGGAAGTGTCGATAATTCAGGAACAAGTCTTTTAACATTTGAATTTAATGTAACCAAATCTCCTGATAAAGCGGTGGCCATTGTTGATGCTGGAGATTCCAAGTTTAATATTAACTTTTTTTTCATTGCATTCACTTGACCTAATACAGCATCAAGATTTGCATTAGCACCACATAAGCCTGGTATACCTAATGTTACCATTTCTATCCTCCAGCAAACACGTTTGAACTTCCAGCTGCAACAGAAGTACAACCACTAATACCATCTCCAATTCTACCACCACCCAAACTATTAACAAATACGGTAGTCGATCCCGTAGCAATAGGTGCAGCGTGCGTTGGACATGGTGTATCCGATGGCAATAGATGAGATGTATTATTATCACTTTGTCTACTCCATGCTATGCCATTTACAAACACATTAGGCGAACCTTCTGCTCTGGTCATACCAGAACAATGTGCTACATCTGCATCTCCAATTCTAGTTGCTGCGGGCACGTTCTTTCTCCATTAATTCCTGTAACCTAATATTCCACTGTTTCAGTTCTTCGTGTTCCTCATCAGTATGGGGCTCTGATGGTATATCAGGTATAAATTTAATTACATGTTCAAATTCCTCTGGAACATCTTCCCAATTATCAAATGTTACCAATTTCCCACCTATAATGAATTGAAATTGAGCCATTAATTTAAGTCAATCCTTAATGCCTTGCTTCTCTAGATAATTGTTTAAAGCTGCCTTGATAGCATCTTCAGCAAGTACCGAACAATGGATTTTTACTGGAGGAAGATTTAACTCCGCAACGATTTGTGTATTCTTAATCTCTTGTGCCTCGACAACCGTTTTTCCCTTTAGCCATTCGGTCGCTAGAGAACTAGAGGCAATTGCACTTCCACAACCGAAAGTCCTGAACTTGGCGTCCTCGATAAGGCCCTCACTGTTGACTTTCACCTGAAGCTTCATTACGTCACCACACTCGGGCGCACCAACAATGCCGGTTCCCACGGCTTCGTCCTTTTTGTCGAGCGATCCTACATTTCTTGGATTATTAAAATGTTCCACAACTTTTTCGCTATATGCCATTAGTTTAAGTCAATCCTTGAACCATCAATATCAATATCGCCGACAGAGGTATGTCCCCATGTAGTACCTGTAGTAGATACTTTAGATGTTCCTACAGTTTCAAGCAAAGAAGTTTCTGTATGTAAAGTCATCTCAGTTGCTGATTTCATATTTAACTTGGTTCCAGACTTGAGAGACATAATACCAGAAGCAACTGATATTGACATATCATTAAGTGATACCATATGTAATTTCTCCAGACAAATAATTGTATACCCATCTTGATACGTTTCACTTCCTACAGTTCCATCTCCTACAACAAACAAATCAGAAGTAATACCAATTGTTCGTGATTCTTTTCCATTAATAACAGTATCAACATCTTTATTTACACGGCCGTTCTGACTACCTTCTATATTATACGCATGGTTTCCTACAATCTCTTCTTCCCGATTACCACCACCATCTTCTTCACCTCTTGCTCCAATTTTTACATAATGATTTTGATGTATTTTTTGTGAGTAATCACCTTCAACCTCTAAATGATAATTACCTTTGATTAATTGTCTTACATCACCCGTAATAGTAAGATTAACAGCACCATCTATATACACTCTATCTGAACCCATAATAATTGTATAATTGTCTTTGACAACTTTAGTAACTTTCGTTCCATCGGAATGAATTTCTTCAAAGGTTCCCGAATTGTGATATGTGTGCAATCTTTCATTACCTGGCGTATCATCTATTTCGATAACATGGCCAGATTCACTTTCATGAACATGGTTATATGGATAGGTGGTAATACCACCAGATTTTGGGTCTGGTTCATCCCAAGTATCACGTTGTTCTATTAGTGGTACAGTAACCCCATCATCGTCAGTCTGTCCGCCATGGTCTTTATAAGCATCACTAACCGTGTCCAATAAAGGTTTGGTAGAAATAGGAACTTTTGTTTGTTTTAGTTTTTGTCGTTTATATAAAGAAGGATGAAACTCTTGCACAGAACCTTGAGCTAATCGATTGGTATCTGGTTCTCCTGTTTGTAACGGGTATACTCCATTCGGGTCAGAAAATCCTTTTCCTAAATCTGGAAATTCAGAATTAAAGCCGGGAAGAGAACCAAGAATAATTGGTTGTTGTTTTTCTCTGGAATCACGAAAAAATCCTACAACCCAACTACCTTCTACAAGGAATGGGGGTGTAGTGCCCAGCCCACTCATGGAAGGTGAGGATGTAGGAGCCATTACCGTTGCCCACGGCAAATCTTCTGTTGCTATCTTGTTTAAATTGTCACTATGAAATCCCAAACATCGAACACGGACGCGGCCCATGTATTCGGGGTCATCTCTATCTTCGACAACACCAACAAACCAAACAAAACCATCTGTTCCCATAAAATAATCAGACATAAACTATTCCTCTATGTTTATTTCTAAATTATTTATAAGGAATTAATGTAAGTCTGGATTACGATCTAAGCATTTTTTTTTCACTGGTGGATTTGGATTTACTCTTGGATTTTTGTTTCTCTTGTTTGGAATCTTTTTTCTCGTTTTTACCATAATCCGTCACATACCAACCTTTTCCCTTTAGATGGAACGCCGAAAGAGAAATTTTCCTGTGCAGTTTTAGTTGACCACATGCCGGACACTTTCGGACTAGTACATCCAACATGCCATGGATGACCTCGTGTTCCTCACCACATGAACTACATTCGTACTCGTAAATCGGCACAACCAAACTCCTGTTATTATTTTCGGTCACTACTGGGGGTATAATACTGTACGGAATCACTAGGTGTAAAACTGTTAGTTTCCCTCAGTCGTTCTATGGTTGAACGGCGCAGACGTTCTAACTCGGTGATTTTCGATATACGGTAAGTGTGACGGCCCCCATCAAAGGACGTTTTAAGCCAGAGATTGACAAGACGCAGGATATCGTCCGGCTCTATGCTGCATCGCTCTCCAATGGCCATTATGTTAGCATCATTGTGACGACGACTCATAAGTGTGCTCCACTCATCATAACAATTAACCGCACGAACACCCAAAAATTTATTGGCGACGATAGCCATTCCTGAACCCGAACCACAGAATAAGATTGCTCTCTCCGACTCTCCCTCACTCACAGCCATAGCTGCTGGTGCGCCGTAGTCGGGGTAGTCGCACGACTCCTCCGATGTGGTTCCATAATCTTTATAGGAAATATTGGACTTTTCCAGCATGGATTTCACAATTTCTTTCATGCGAAATCCGCCGTGATCGCTGGCAATGGCTATTGGTTTCATCAGAACCGACTCCATACTACATCCAGATTTCCTGCAATAATTATTCGTTCGTGTGAACAAGGTTGTGAAGGAACCTCATGATTCAACCATGCTGGAAAAATGGTCAACATTCCTTCTGTCGGATATAACGTAGTATTCGGATGAATACCATTAGAAGGTAAAATCAGGGGAGAACATTTTGAACATGCACGAACATTATAGACAAAGGCCCAAGTAGAAGGCCAATGAGAATGAGACTTGGTTTCTTGACCTTGTTCATATATCAATCCCCAACACTCTCGTATTCCATATTCTATTTTTTCGGGAGCTCCATCGGGGGAAGTTCTGCCAGCCAGAGGATTTTTCTTAGCCATACTTATTGCATTATCACCGATAAGTTGCACTGACCAATCGGTAGTGTGTAAATCCCAACGTGTACGAAAACATTTTGCTCTTGTACGCTGGCCATCTTGGTCACCCGATTTACGAATAAGATTTTCAAGTCTATTGTTCAATTCTTTCAAATTTAGATTTTGGGGTGGGAAATTATGATAATTTCCTTCCAACTTGTTAACTTCAAATATGTATCTATTTGGTTCTATAGAATTAACAATTACAGGATAGGAATTAGTAAAGGTTCCCCGTTTTGACGAAACTGAATTCGCCATATTTTTTAAACTCAATATTATGTTCTCCTATTCAATCGACAAACATAACAACGAACATGGTTTGACCAAATTCTTTTCTACGGAATTTCATTTCATCTAAAATATGATAGCCTGCCTTTGGATCATCTTCTAAATCAGCTGGAATTACAATGCCTGCCTTGTGTGCTGCAAGGAGTCTTTTTTGTAATTCAATTGGATCATCTGTTGTTTCAAGGTGTTTTTTCATAGTGTTCTTAAACTCAATATCATTTTCTCCCATCTATAGTAGCTCCGGCAAATCCTGTAGGCCACTTCATTCCATCAATTGGTTCTCGTAAGATTGCTACCACATTACAAGCTGGTGGTGATTTAATTGATTCGCCATCAAGCAAGAATGGAATCCTGCCTACAACTCGTACCATCTCTGCTTGTGGAATAATAAATTCGTGCCATTTTGCCCACCGGCCCCACGGAAGCAAAAGACATATAACAGATATTGAATTTGTTGCTTGGATTTCTTTTACAGCTTTCCGAACCCACGGAAAAATAGGATCAGCTGGGCCCCACGGTGGGTTAAGCCATATCTTTTTTTGGTAACTTTTTATAAGTGATGGAATAAGATAATCATTCCACGATTTATTCCAATCCAATGCGTTGTCACTTTCACTCAAATAATTTTCACATTTTTTGTTTTCTTGATTAGCTGCAGCATCCAAATCGAACGGACCATAAGCTTCCACACATTTGGTAAAAAAGAAGTCCGGTGTCTCGTAGTGGGTACTAGGCATAACTCACCTCACCACATCTTTTGCTTTTCGTATGATGTCTTCCAGCAAAACAAAATCGTCACTGACACGATGTGGTATGGTGAAGTATATAGAATTCATATTCTTTGATTTAACAGGAACATAAACTGAGGTTTTCAAAATCGAAAGACCTTTTTTCCGTCTTCGTTTATTTTCTTTTACAGTTAATTTTTTCGATGGATACATTACAACATCATCTTTCACAATAATATTTCCGTATGAATTCATACTTGAATTTATTTCGGATATGGTTCCAGCTGCAATCTTATCCACATGATTAATATATTCAACCGTATCACCAACATTATACATAACTATTTATTCCTTTAATTTATTAATTACGTCCACCATTATATCCATTTTTATATGCATAAGACTCTCTTTGTCTCTGCACTTCGTTCTGACGGCGTTCAACACCTCTATGACATGCTCTTCGTTCACCAATAGTCAAATACCCTGCACACTCTGGAAAACGAGGTGGAGGTAAATAAAAGGGTCCGTTATAATGAGGATGCATACGAACTGTACTTCTTCGGTTCCGATGTCGTATATCATTTTCAATTACAGAACCAATAATTATACCACCTATGATGGCGCCCAGCCGGCCACGACCTTTACCAATTGTACTGCCAATAACTCCACCAAGAAGGGGCCCCAAAATACTATCTGCACTTGCAATTGAAGGAACCAACAAACTTACACTCAGTAAAAGTGTCATTCCTATTTTATTCCGTTTTTTCATTTAACTTTCTCCTTATCTTCAAAATCCATGTGAAGTAGTATTTTTATTTATTAAATTTTAGATTTTTTTCTGTTCCTTGAATCATCACTTCGGTACGTTCAATTTTTCTTTTTACCAATGTAATTTCTTTTTTAGTA